TTAGATTCCTCAGATTTAAGATCTTCTAATTTTTCAATTACCGTTTCTTTTAAAACATCGTACTTAATAACTAACTTATCATTACTTTCATTTAAAATTGATGTTAATTTTTTCTTATCAGATTCCCCTAGAGTTGTAATATAATCATTAACTGTTTTATTAGCAACTTTTACCATTTTATCAATTGGGACCTTTAGGGTTTCTTCTTCGGTTATTGGTTGTTTCTTTAAGTTTTCTAATATAGTTTTTTTACTTTTAATTTTTTCCTCTAAATTTACAACACTTGAGGAGAATAAATTATCAATATCGTTATAGTTATTACCAGATTTTACATGCCCTAACCATAATGACAATTCTTTAAGATTTAACTTATCAATTTTATTAATAATGTTCTCGTATATAATCGTACTTTGATTAATATATTCAGAACCTAAAGATTCGTTTAGTCCTTTATTCTTCGATAATTCATCGTACAGATAATAAAGTTTGCTTACGTTTTTATTATTTAAAACAAGTTCCTTAAAAAGGAACACATCTTTTTTAAATGTACCGTTTTCATAAGATTCGGTAAGGCACTTTTCTATTTTTGTTTTTAATATTCCAAATTTCATAATCAGTTTTTATTATAAATATATCAATCCTTCAATATTTTAAGTAATTCTTTTTCCATATCACCTAACGATGAGTTTGTGATATACATATCGTCATCAGTTTCTAATAGTAAATTTTCTAACTTGTTTTTTGATTCTGGTAAACCTTCAGGTCCTCCTGGTGGTGGTCCTCCCATTTCTGGTGGTCCTCCTGCCGGTGGGGATGGTGGTCCTCCCATTTCTGGACCTTCTCCTCCTTCTGGTGATCCAGCAGATTGAGTTGTTCCGGTAACTGTTTTATATAATCTATCAATTGTGTCAAACATTCCTGTGTGGGTTATAATTGTTGCAGTATTTGCAAGTTCAGCAGCAACCGCCCTTTCCATTCTTTGTCTTTGGGTATCCAATTTAATATCTTCATCTGAGAATCCAAATATATGTTTCTTAGCCCAAGTAGCTGAAGTTGGAGCTAATGAGTTTGGTATTTCACTTACCAAATCTTTATATAATAAAACTTTTTCTTTCCATACATCAACCATTAATAGGTCGGCTTGTTTAGATGGATTGTTTAATCCTAATGTAAAGTTTTGTAATTCATCCTCAAATCCTAATAAAAATAAATGGACAATCGCAATCTTATTTAATTCAGATAAAATATTTTTTTGTATTCTATTAATTGTTCTAGCAAATCGTATATCAAGTAATGATAAATTTTTACCATCACCAACCGGTTCTTCAAATCCAAGATACGCTTTTGGTATTCTTAATGCACAAACAAGTTTCTTTTGAATATACTCAATGTCGGCAATCTCAGATAAGTTTGTTCCTCCAGGTAATGTTTCAATTGGCATTGTTTGAGTCGCATCACGAACTGGAATAAAGTAATCCTGGTCAACCGCCATTTGATTAAAACGTAAATCAACGTTACCCGTTTTATTGTCAACAATTTGGTCACGTTTAAATTTATTTGCAACACGTTGTACGTATGGTTCAACATCTTTATCGTCCATATTACCAACAAATACCTTAAATACTCTTCTTTCTGGTGCCCTTGATGTACGATAAATTAACATAGCATCTTCAGACAAAACCAATTGTTTCCAAATCCTTCTTGCCTTTTCTAGCATTGATGTCCCGTAAGGAAGTTTTCTATCATCACCTAATAATCTAAAGTGAGCAACTTCAAATGTATTGAATTCCATTTGTTTTTCTTTCCACTTAAATCTTAAACCCTTTTCGTCGGGTCTAACTTCTGAATTGGGAGTTCTAGGTGACATCCCTCTTTCAAGCCTTTCAACCTCAATATTTGGTAATTGAACACAACCAATTATTCCTTTTTCAGAATCTAATTTAAGATAAACAAAATTATCACCATATTTACAAGTGTTTCTAATCCACATCTGTAGGTTAGTGTTAATATCTAAAGTATTGTTAAATAAATCCGCTAATATTCCTTTTATTCTTTTTGATTCTGAGTAAATTTGTAAAATATGACCATCTTCATTTGGTGTTGTTGATTCTTCTGCATATATATCTAAAGCAGTAGAAATCTCTGGGGTAAATTCCATAGATTCATAATCATAAAACGCCGCGATTCTTGTTGGTTCATAATAAATGGCTTGTGTATAAAGATTACTCTCTATTTTAGTCCATTGATTGGCCATATATAATGACTGTTGAGCTTGTAATTTTTCTTTTTCAAACTCGTTTCTATCTCTAGTTTTTAATAATTCTTTTTTGTCAAATTTGTACGTCGGAACATCTTGACCCAATAATGAATTTGGTCCGAATGTCTTTGATAACCTTTGCCAAACTGTTAGTTGATTAAAGTTTTGTTCCATATTGAAAATTTAGTTTATAATTCTTAAATATAAATATTTACTATTTTTACATTTTAAAATTAATCAACAAACATTAAGTAAAAATTAGAATCTGTACTTATATATTCTTGATTATTTGTGATTATTGGGTTTAATAATATTTGGTCTGGTGTTGGACTTGGTGTTGGTGTTGGACTTGGTGTTGGTGTTGGAGTACTTGTCGGCGTTGGTGTTGGAGTACTTGTCGGCGTTGGTGTTGGAGTACTTGTCGGCGTTGGTGTTGGAGTACTTGTCGGCGTTGGTGTTGGAGTAGGTATTGGGGTACCTGTTGGTATTGGAGTTATCTGTGGTTGGTCTACTGGATATCCTTCATAAATGCCCGGTTTTTTCTTATATCCAAAAGAGTTCTCAAATTTTTTATATCCTAAAATGGGTTGTCCGGGAACCACTAAAGTGGATCCATTAATTTGTTTTCCGGATGTTCTTCTAAGTTCTAACCCCATTTTTATAAATATTATCTACCACCAAATAACCAACCGTGTTTAATATAATCGTCTTTTGAGGGACCTGAATTCGTGTTGTATCTATGTGAGGCCGCATTCAAATTTGGAAGTACTGGATTAAAGTAAATATCCTTACCCACACTATCGTTATTACTTACAGTCCACGATTCAATCATAACCTTTGTTTTTTCGGTTACTTTCTCAAGTTTTGCAAAAGATGTTTCACCAACATATATTGCCATTGATATCCCCATTATAAGGTCATCGTGTTGTCCCCTCTGGTGGTCCGGTCTACCATTAACATAGATAAAAGTATTCATTTCATTATATAAACGAATGCTTTTAATTTTAAATTTATGTCTAACGTATTCCTCAAAAGAGGCAATAATTTGAACTCTTTTATTATTAAAACTTATACCAGGTATTTTTTCCTGTGCCTTTGAATTGTAATTCCATATATTTGTGGTGTCAAAACCATCAATATATAAATTCTTATATCCAAGTTCTTGTAATTTTCTAGATGTTGATACCCCCATACCACCGGTGATATCGGTAACTATAAATGCACTATACATTAACCCCCATTTATACGCAATTTCTGCCAAAGCGTCAGGCGGTATTTTACCCACATATTCTAGAACCTGTTCTCTAGTATCAAAATCAATTATTTGTATTGATGAAAAATCTTCACTATCCCCACGAGAAACGTCAACTCCCATTATATATTTATGACCCTCTTTAGGTTCTTCCCACATCCATAAAGAATTACCCATTAACTTTGTTTTAGGTTCTTCTATAAAATTATTTTTAATATCTTCTAATTGTTTGTTGTCAAATACGTTATCTCCGGAACCTAAAAATTCACAATTTAACTCCTGATTAATTTTTCTTTTATCATATTTAAGTTTTTTAACCATTTTTTCATACCAAGAAGAACAGGGTTTATAACCCTTTTTAAAATATGATGTTAGTTCATCATAATCTCTATGATACGGATCAATATGTTCAAACGATATGTGTTTTGACGAATCTTGTTCATCTTTATGTAGTAAATAATGAACTAAATCATCTGTTGGAACTAGATATAAATCTTTTGAGTATCTTGGGTCTCTAAACCAAAACATCTCAGAGATTTTGAAGTTATTCATTCCTTTTAACGATTGGTCGTAAATCTCATAATAAATTGGATCATATCCATTAGGTGTGGAAACCACAATTACCTTACCCCCTGTTGATAGGGACGCCATACAAGCAGCCCAGAAATCACTATCCGCTTCAATAAATGCCGCCTCATCAAATACAAGTATTGTTGGGGTAAATCCACGTAAGGCATCCTTTGATGTTGCAACGGCCTTAACTTCACTACCATTAGTTAGTTTATAATGTTTTTGTGAATTTTTATCCACCGAAAAACCAGCACCGACCCAAGAAGGCCATTGGTCAACAAAAGTACGAATCTTGTTGGCCATCTCCATTGAGGTGTCCAATTTATTTGCAATTATTAGTATTTTTTCTGGTTGGTTCTTTTTTGCAAAAACCAATCGTTTAGATATCCAAGCGGCGGTTACCGTAGTTACACCGGCTTGTCTATATTTTAATGCAATATTCTCCTCAAATTCCTCATAATCATTTAATAAGGAAATTTGGTCAGGAAATAATCCCAATGGAACATACTTTGATACTGTGTTGTCGTATGTTTGTAAATAAGTTCTAAGAGCGTATGGAGTGTCTTTCATACACTTCACATACTCTATCATTAACTGTTCTTTAGATAAACCCATAAAGATATTTACATATAAATATCAAAACCCCCAGTTATTTTCATAAAAGGGGGTTTTAATATATAATAATTGTTTTATTATAAACCTAATTTATTTAGTATACACCATCGTCATCGTCATCATCGTCGTAATCATCATCTTCATCATCACCATACGTTTTTCTATACATTTCTTTTGCTTGTCCTAAAATATCATTAAATCTTCTTTTGGCTTTTTCATTATCAGACGGGTTATCGGAAACAACATTAGCGATTACATCTTTCAAAAATTCTTCAGCTGGGATACCATAAAGTATTTTATAAAAGAAAGGTGTGTAAATTTTACCTTCATTATTTAAAGTTAAATCATCTGGTAATAACATTCTCATTTTTCTTATAAGTTCAGCCCCAACACGAAAATTCATTGGTTCATTCTGCATTGTATCTGTTTGACCCATAACATCCATTGCCATTTCGGGATCCATATCCCTCCATTGTTCTCTTGTTTGTATCATTGGGAACATCTTAGATAGTTCGTGAAGTAGGATTGGAAATATTAGTCCATTTGAAGTATACATATCATTACCGTTACCCTCATTCTCTTGTTCTCCTCCTTGTTCTTCATCATCATCGTCATCATTAGGAGCATCACCTCCCTTACCGGCAGAACCAGCGGCATTACCACCTAAAGCCTCAATAAGGTCTTCATCCGTAAAATACATTAAATCATTTGCTCCCATTATTTTATTATATAATTCATATAATGATGGGTCTATCGCATCTAATCTATCTTTATATGCTTGGTATGCAAATTGACCTCTTTTACCAGCCCCTTGTACCATAGCATTTATAACATTTCTTTTTTCAATTTCTAACTCTCTTTGTTCTTCGGGGGTTAATTCATCAATATCAAAAGAAAAGTTTTTAGGTAATTCTAATTTCTTTTTTTCTTCTGGTTTAATTTGAAACTCATTTGGATTAATTGGTTGTTCACCTAAAAATGTAAGTACGTTAACAAAATCAAACTCATATATAATTCCTCCACCATTCCGTCTTTTTTTAGCAATAATTCCTTGATTAATTGCGTCTTCCATAGTTAAATCAAAAGATAAAAACCCATCTTCTTTAGCAGCTATCTCAACTGCCAAATCCCTTAATTGTTCTCTATATCTAGGCTCAGTTCTCATAGCTTGTTGTACGGCTCTCATCTGTTCCCTTTGAATCGCCAACTTAACTTGTGGGTTTGTAATATTTTGTTGAGTACCAAAATATCTTTTAACGTAATCAACAATTTCTTTAAATCTTTTACTAGTCATTTTTTCTACGTCACTAACACCACCTCTAAACGCTCTATTTTTTGCGTAAATTCCTTGGGGGTCTTCAATCCTTCGTTGAGTTTTTGGGTCGGGTCTTTCCTGGTAATCACCAAAATCCATAGGTGCTTCCTTAACAATTTTTCTTATTAATCTTTCTAAATTATTTGACATTTTTTACATATTTAATGCTTGTTTTATTGCTCCAATGAACTCATTCTTTTGACCTTCAATTTCTGCCTTTGGTTTTTCTTTAACACCAGGGTTAGGATCCTTAAATGGATTATCTCTTCTTTTTGGTGGAGTTTTAACTCCAGGTTTTGCCGGAGCCTCTTTAGTTCTAGTATTTGCTTTTGGTTTTTCTTTTACATCAGGGTTAGGATCCTTAAATGGATTATCTCTTCTTTTTGGTGGAGTTTTTGTTCCTGGAGTTTTTGTTCTTTCTTTTTCTTTAGTGTTTTCTCCCATTTCACCACTCATAGATGAAATTTTACCAATTGGTCTTTTCATTCCCATACCCTTCATTTCCATACCTTCATTTTTGGAAAACATAGTATTTCTTTTTGGGTTTGACAACATAATAGAATCACTGTTACCAGTTCTTTCTGAGATTGTTCTTAAAATATCACCCTTAGTCATTCTAGGTTCAACGTGTCTTTCAATCATTTCAACAATTCTATCTTCAAGATATCTTTCATATCCTTCTTTGGTTACTTTTTCTGGCATATTTTTTTGGTCTTTTTTAGTTGTTTTACTAGAAAAGTCATCTCTCATTCTACACCATTTTTTTTGTTCTTTTGTTTTACCATTACCACATTTTGTAAAGAATAATTTTTGTTGGTCTCTTGATTCAAATTTTTCATCAATCTCTTTTTCTTCAGACATAGGAGAATTAGACCCAGTAACAACTTGTACTTTACCCCCAACTTTTTTAATCTGAACGTCACCTGTGTTTGGATCATTAGGTACTGCCATACCTTTACTTAAATCTGTATCATCTAATGTTGTTATGGTTTGAGCGACTTTTTGTGTTACCGCCTCTTTTGTTTCTCCTTTTAATCTTTGGTATAATTTACCTGCCTCTTTATTTGGTTCAGTTTGTGACCATTTACTATAGGCTTTCATCATATCAATTATTTTTTCATCGTCCAAATCTTCAATCCCAGTTTCAATATCTTTAATTTTAGAATATTTTTTTATAAAATTTTTAAA